TGATTACTTCCGTAAACCTTTAAACTTGATCGCTCCAATACTGATCATTTGCGAGGCGGTGCGATTCCGTCTTACGGTGTTACTATCTGGAAGACACGACAGATAGTTGGAAGGTCCCAGGTGGGCTTGCTGTTAACGTTATTTGAACGATCTACCGGCGTTAGCAGCATGCAAAAAGTGGTGCGAGTCCACTACCTATCCTTTGCCAGAAATGGCACAAATTAAACGGGTTGCATAATCCTTTGCATATGTTATCCTTCCGGCATGGTGTTCCTTATCAACGCCGGCGGGTTTTGTATCCTTAGCTCAGTTGGCAGAGCGTCCTAACCCGAAGGCCGCAGGTTCGAGTCCTGCAGGATACGTTGCCTACGGGCAAAATAAACTATTATTTTCATTGAGTTAATAGTTCAAGTACGTTGACAGTGGTCGTTGGCGTGCTGCTTATGCATCAGTTTCAATTGACGGGTTTCGGCCCGTCTTTTTTATTTGGTCAGGAGAGCGAACGAATGTTTATCACAAAGAAATACGGGCTAGTCAGTAGCCGGTCTGAGTATATCATGCTGGCTCATGCTGACCGGATATGCAGAGCACGACACAAGGCCGAGAATGAACGACACGAGCCTGTTAAGACAAAGACTGATAAAAGAGTTAGGTATAGCGTAAAACCGCCGAGAATGAAGTTATGAGGTGTGATTATGGAACGATCAAACGTTATTTATTTAGTACCTGACATTGAAGGCAAAATGCACGCTATCAACGCAAGCGATATAGAAGGCTTGATAGTTGCTGAAGTTTATGAAGATGGCGAAACCGGATATGATACGGTTACTACAAAATGCAAAGATGGTTATGAAATGATCTTGTCGCCGGCTGGCACTATTGAACAGCGATTCGATAGGGCGATATGGAAAAATAAGTATTTTGAAGTGTGATAGCTTAACTGCTATCGCTTTTTATTTTGACGAAACGAGGTGTGGTGATATGCCATGAGTAAGAAGCAAGATGGAACAATAAACGACCCTTTTTCAAGGCTGACAAAAGCTCAGCAAACCCTTGTCAGGCTTGACTTTGAAGGTGGACATAGCAATAAAGAAATTGCTCCTAAGATTGGCTTGAAGAATGAAACCACTGTTTCACATTGGCGCAAGCGCTCATGGTATGAGCCAGCCTTTAATGCTTATGCTTCCAAAGCAATCAAGGGGAAGTACAAGAGCCTGGCACTTAGGACATTAATTGACTTATTGAACGCCAAGTCTGAAATGGTTCAGCTGCAATCAGCAACCACCATTCTGAAAATGGCCGGTATGCTGTCTGATAATGATACGCCTGAGCTTACACGGGCTAAGATCCGTAAGGCTAATGCTGATGCACGAGTGGCGGAGGCAAGGGCAAAGTCGCTTGAAGAAAACGGCGCAGATGTCGAAGTGCTGATTGATAAAATGCTTACTACAATCGAACGCAAGGATAGTGAAGAGAATGCTAACTGATTTATTTACGGAAAAGCAGAATAAGGTTCTGCATACGTATCTAAATGAAGACTTTCGTATGATGATACTATCTGGAGCAGTTCGGAGTGGCAAGACTTTCATAAATAACTATTTGTTCCTGCTTGAATTACGTAGAGTTGCCAAGCAAGCAGAACTAGAAGGCGAAAAACACCCGCAATATATCTTGGCTGGTGCGTCTAGCGGTTCAATTTATAACAATGTAATTTTAAGTATTTCAAACACGTTTGGTATTGATTTACCACCAGACCGGCATAACCATTTTCATTTGTTTGGCGTTGATATTACGCCAATCTATACAGATTCTATTCGTGGGTTAGCCGGTGCACGTGGTTTTACTTCATATGGTGCTTATGTAAATGAGGCCAGTTTGGCAAATGAACGAGTTTTTGAAGAAATCAATAACCGTTGTTCAAAGCCTAATAGCAAGATTATTTGCGACACAAACCCAGACAACCCGCAGCATTGGCTTAAAGTTAACCATATTGATAAGGACGACCCCAAAGCGAGAACGATATACTTTAATTTCACGATTGACGATAATCCAACGCTATCAGCCGATTACGTCGAATCTTTGAAGGCGTCTAAACCGAGCGGGGTTTTTTACGATCGTGATATTTTAGGTTTATGGGTCAGCGGTGATGGCGTTGTTTATCGTGATTTTGACAAGCGAACCATGATGATAGACAAGCAGGACTTACCGGACGACTTGAGCTACTATTGTGGTGTCGACTGGGGTTTTGACCACGCCGGTGTTATTACGGTCTTTGGCGACGATAGGCAAGGCAACGTCTATCTGATCGAAGAGCACACGAAACAGTTCAAATTTATTGATTACTGGAAAAGCATTGCGAAGGATATTCAAGCCAAGTACGGCCGGAATATCCTTTTTTGGTGCGATTCTGCACGGCCTGACAACGTGAGCGAGTTTCAGCAAGCTGGCATTCAAGCCCGCAACGCTAACAAGGCAAAGATGGCTGGTATCGAAAAGGTTAGCGAGTATATGAAACAAGGCAAGTTCTTCGTTGTTAAAGAAGGCGTTGACCAGTTTCTGGACGAAATTTATCAGTACGTCTGGGACGACAAGACCGGCGAGCCTGTCAAAGAGAACGACCACGTAATGGACAGCCTACGCTATGCAGTATTTAACCAACACCGCGACAACCAAGCACGGACGATTCGTTCAAGATATTTCTAAAAAAGAGGTGAGAGAATGGCAATTCAAAAGACGATTAGCGAAAACTGCTACGTTACCAAAGAAGGCGTATATCTATTCGCTGGTGAAGAGCTGGACACGACTAGCTTAATGCAGTTTGTCAACGAGAATCGGCAACGGTCTATGAAGTATAACCACTACTACGACTTGTATAGCGGTAACCACGATATTTTGCGCAAACCACGTGATCGTTACTCAATGCGACCGGACAATCGAATCATTAGCAACTGGGCTAACTATGTTGTTGATACGTATGTAGGTTATTTCATCGGTAAGCCACCTAAGATTGCGTTAGATGATGATAGCACCAACGAACGATTGCAAGACTGGTTAAACGTCAACTCGTTCCAAGACAAACTAAGCGAAGTTGCCAAACAAGTTGCTATCTATGGTCGGTCGTACATGATGGCCTATCAGAACGAGAACAGTGAAACTGAAATTGCGGTTGCTGCGCCCGATAGTAGCTTTATGATCTACGACACGACGATTAAACGAAATCCCGTTGCGTTCGTGCGGTATTCAAGCTACAACAACCAGTTGAGCGGTGAAGTTTATACCGACAAAGAAATTACTTATTTCGGCAACGATGGCAAGACAACGGAACAGACCAACCACTTGTTCGGTTATGTTCCTGCTGCTGAATTCTACGCCAACGATGAACGACTTTCACTGGTTGGCAAGATTGATACGTTGGTTGAAGAGTATGATAGGGCAATCAGTCAGAAGGCTAACCAGGTTGCTTACTTTGACAACGCTTATCTTAAGATTCTGGGTATTCCGTTGCCAAAAGATGAAGACGGCAAAACAGTTCTCAATCTTGAGCAAGACCACGTGCTTTACTCGCCGAGTGCAGACGCTGCGCAAGGCGAAGTTGATTTCATCACCAAGCCTGATGGCGACAACATGCAAGAAAACATGCTTAGTCGCTTGAAAGATGATATTTTTCAAACGGCAATGGTTGCCAACCTTAACGATGAAGCATTTAGCGGTAACGCAAGCGGGGTTGCGATTCGCTACAAGTTGTTAAGCATGCAGAATCAAGCTGCGTTTGAAGACCGTAAGTTTGCAATCAGTTTGCGCCAACTGCTGGGCACTGCGTTAGGTCTGGGCAAGGCGATTGGCACGGTTAGCCGTGCTGATGTTATGAAAGACTTGCAAATCGTTCCAGCGCGTAACATTCCGCTTGACGTTGAGAACGAGGCACAAACTGCGTCTATGTTGTCGGGTATCGTATCGAAGGAAACCCAGTTAAGCACGTTGTCAATCGTTGATGATCCGAAGAAGGAAATTGATCGTATGCGGGAAGAACAAGCCGAAGACGTGCGTAACAACTTGCAGGCTATGCCTTCCATGACTGATCAGCAAAAGCAGGACACTGAAAGCGATGATGTAGATGCCAAGTAGCTATTGGGAAGAGCGAGCCAAGCAAGAGAAGGCCTGGCAACTCAAACAGCTTGAAAACGATGCTGAGTTTGGCAAGTTGCTAGAAACCTACTACAACCAAGCGATTGAAGATATTAGCGATAGTATCGAGAAAGAGCTTAACCGAGTGGGCAAAGGCCAAGTAACGCAAATGGACGTCAAGGCGTATGAAACCAAAGCTAAGTCAATCGTGGCTGAGGCAGAGAAAATGCGGGCTAATGGTCAGAAAGTAACGTATGCTGACTTTAGCGACCAAGTGAACCAACGCTTGAAGGTCTACAACGCTACAATGCGAATTAACCGGCTTGAACATTTAAAGTCCGAAGTTGGTCTTGATATGCTGCGAGCCGGTGTTAAAGTCGATTCCAGTCTGCGAGATAAGCTGAGCGGTGATTATCAGAAAGAAGTCATTAGGCAAGCCGGTATCATGATGGACAGCGCGCAACGTTCACCTTGGACGGGCAAAGATGCTGCTAAGATTCTAATGGCACAGACTAACGGGGCAACGTTTAGCCAACGTTTGTGGGCTGACCAAGACGCCCTTAAAGCCAAGTTAGACCAAGTTTTAAGTGTTGGCATGATACAGGGTCAAAATCCACGCAAAATGGCTACACGGCTACGTGAGCAGGTCAAAACAGCGGTCGGTAATCAGAAATATGTAACCGAGCGATTAGCACGAACTGAGAGCGCGAGAATCCAAACAAGCGTGCAATTGGAATCGATTAAGAAACACGGTTACAACTACGTTCAATGGCTGGCCGAACCGAAAGCGTGCCCTGCTTGTCGAGCGATTGCAAGTCGTGATAGTGGATTCGGCGAAGGTGTCTATACGGTTGCTAAAGTGCCAGAGATTCCAGAGCACCCAAATTGTCGTTGCAGCATATCTGAAACGTGGGTTGATGGCAGAGATGATAATCTTGTCGGCGGTAAACGTTCAAAGACGCTTGAAAAAGCTATTGGTGCAAAGAAAGTTTAGCTGCGGCTAGGACTTTTTATTTTCCGAATTAAAAACAAATTCAAGAGAACTCATGCATAGCAAGGGTTCTCTTTTTTCATGCTTAAATTTTGGCCTTTTTGACTTGCTTGCAGGCCTAAAAGAACAAGTTCGGACTATATAGCCGACCGGGCTTAAAACGAGGTGTATCCATGTACAAAAAGTTAGTACAAAGCGGGCTTGTTAAAACTCATAGCTTGCCAATGATGTTGCAATTCTTTGCTGAACAAGGCGGTGAAGGTTCGGACGGTGCACCAAATACCGAATCAGAACAGCCAAGTGATAGCGAAGAAAAGCATGGCGAGCAACAAGCCAAGACTTTCACGCAAGACGAAGTTAACAAGATTGTTAGCCAACGTTTGGAACGTCAAAAGGAACAGCTTAAGGCCAAGGAAGACGAGGCCAAGAAGTTATCCCGTATGAACGCCGAACAAAAGGCTAACTACGAACTGGAAAAAGCAAACAAGCGAGCAAAAGAGGCCACTGCAAAACTGGCACGCTACGAAATGCGCGACAGTGCCAAGCAAATGTTGGCAGACGGCGGTTTTAACAACGCTGATAACGGTCTGCTTGATCTGATTGTAACAGACACCGCCGAAAGCACTCAAGCAAACGTTAACGTGCTGCTGACTGCGATTGAGGCAATTCGAGAAGACGAGCGAAACAAGCTATTAGCTGGGAAAACGCCACGAGTTAGCGGGAAGAAGGTTAAGCCATTGACGCCTAACGATCTTATCAAACTGAAACCCGCCGACCGAATTAAATTTCAGCGTGAGAATCCCGACGAATATGTGAAGATTCTAGGAGGTAAATAACTATGGCAGATAACATGACGATGATTGCGGACCTGGTAAATCCTGAGGTCAATGCGCCAATTGTTCAATACACGATGCAACACGCAATGCGGTTCACACCACTTGCACAAGTTGATAACACGCTTGTTGGCAACGCCGGTGATACTCTGCAATTCCCTAAATTCACCTACATTGGTGATGCAAAAAACATTGCCGAAGGCCAAGCAATCCCGTTCGACAAATTAGGCACTAAGATGACCAAGGTTAAGGTTCAAAAAGCAGCCAAGGGTACGATGATTACTGATGAAGCTGTGCTGTCTGGTTACGGTGATGCAATTGGTGAAAGCACTCGGCAACTGGGACTGAGCATTGCTGATTTTGTTGATACGGCCGTACTGACTGCTGCGAAGAGTGGCAGTCAAAAGGCAACGATCACGCCAACGGTTGAAGGCCTGCAAACGGCACTTGATGTCTTCAATGATGAAGATGATTCCACTGTCGTTGCTGTCATGAGCCCTAAGACGGCATCTAAACTACGTATGGACGCAATTAACAAGAAGCTAGGTAGTGAAGCCGGAGCTAACCAAGTTATCAACGGCACGTACTACGATGTTTTGGGTGCTCAAATCGTACGGAGTAAGAAGCTGACTGATACCGAGATGATTTTGATCAAGGCTAACCAAAGCTCACCAGCACTGAAACTGGTCATGAAGCGTAACGTACTACTTAAGACACAACAAGATATTGATCATGATGCTACTAAGATGACGGCAACTGAACACTTTGCAGCGTTCCTATATGACGATACGAAGGTGGTTGTCGCAACGGTTCAAGCAGCGGCTGAAGCTAGCGGTACGGGACACTAGTAGATAAGGTGATTTATTATGGCAAGTCTTGACGATTTAAAAACAATGCTAGGGCTTGCGACTGATGACACAAGCCAAGATTCTGTTTTGGCGCTGATTATCAAAAACACTGACTTACAACTGCGGTTTAAGTTAGCCTTAGGCGTTGGCGAGCAAGTACCTAACGAATTAGCCTTTATCCCGATTGAAGTTGCTGTACGGCGCTATAATCGCCTTAAAAACGAGGGTATGACTTCATACACTCAAGAAGGAGAAAGCATTACGTTTAACAGCAACGATTTCGATGATTTTCAGGCCGATATCGATGATTGGCGCAAACGTCATAGTCATGGCGTACTAACTACGGTTGACCCATACCGAAAGCGGGGCGTTTAAATGCGCTTTGACCACGTGATTAAGTTCTACGATAAGTCGGAACGGCACTACGACCCGAAAACGCACGGCTATGTAGGCGGTGAAAAACTGGTTTCAACATTGCATGGCAATGTAACTGACGTTGGCACGGTTAAGTCGGTGCAATTGTTTGGCGACTATAAACAGAACAGTCTAGTGATACGGCTTTATGCTGCACCGCCTAAGTGGTCCTATCTGACCATTGACGATGGAACGCAGAAGTATGTATTGCAGACAATGCGAAAACCGTTAAAATTGTTTACTTTGATTGTAGGTGAAAGCAATGGCTAAAGTAACGTTCCAACTTAAGGGCGCTAGGGAGTTGCAACAAGCAATCGCCAAACGACCTATGATGATGGCAACGCAAACGAAAACGATTGTAGCTAAACATGGCGCACTGCTTAAGACGAAGACAGCACAGAACATGCTTGCTGCTTATACTGGGCACATGGAAGGTAGCAAGTTCGTTAAAGCAAGCGGTACTACCAGGCGTTCGCTGTCTACTACGTTTTCAAACGCTGGCATGACGGTTACCGTTGCACCGCACACTGAGTATTTCCCTTATCTGGAATATGGCACTCGGTTTATGTCGGCACGGCCTACACTTAAGCCGGCGTTTGCATATCAAAGTATTCAGTTTGTTAACGATTTAAAGAAAATGATGAAGTAAGAAAGGAGCACGGCCATGATACCTGAACAGGAACTATTCGACACGGTGTTTGCCAAAGCGCAAGAGCTAGGTTATACCGTGTATGATCATTTGCCGTTAGAGAGCGAGAATGCGCCGTACCCGTTCGTTAACGTTGGTGATGTAAATTCCACCATTAGTCCATACAAGGACGCCTATGGAGCTAGAATCGACATCACGATTAATGTGTGGGACACTGGAGAGAATCGCTACAACGTGGCAAAGATGATGAACGCCTTGTCTGCAATCGGACAGGGCGTTTTACTTTCCGAAAATTTCCGGTTCGTTGGTCGGCCGTCGCTTAACAGCAATCAAATTATCACTGATACAAGCGTGCAGGATACCGTGTTAATACATGGCATTGTGTCGCTTGTGTTCGAATTGGGTTAGGAGTGAGAGAATGGCAAATGCTAATTTAGAAAAAATTCAGGGTGTTAACGTCGTTGTCTATGCCCGCAAATTAGCGGAGGCTGCTAAAGTAGCCGGTCAGCTTATCCCGTATCAAACGAGTTTAAGCATTGACCCACAACGCGACTCTGATAAAAAGAAAACTAAGTCTGGGACGGTAACTACTACTTCGAGCTTGGAAACTGATTTCAAGTTTGAATTTGTAAACAACTGGTCCAAGATTGCCGACCAGCTGCTTGATTCTATTTTCGATAACGAAGAAATGGAATTCTGGGCGGTTAACCGGCAACGCAAAAATTCGGAAGGCCAATATTATGCACTGTATCTGCGGGGCAAGGTTACCGAAGACAGCAACGATAACGATCCAGACGATGTTTCGAGCCGTGAAACGACTATCACGGTTGACTATGGTCCAGTTCGTGGTTGGGTAACGCTGAGCGAAGACCAAGAGGCAGAATTGGCTTACATCTTCCGTGGCGTTGGCGCAATTGAAGGCACGCCAAAGAACGATGGTACGGACGGCGCCGGTAAGGCTTGGAACAAAGAAACTGACGCTGGGCAAGGCGTTAGCGACAACTAGGAGGGCTTTTAATGCAAATCAAAGTTAACAACAAAGATGTCAACCTTAATTTTGGCGTTCACTTTATTCGTGAACTTGATCGAAAAATCGGCATGACGCTTGATATTAAAGGCGTTGAACAAAATTTCGGTATGGCACTAACTAAAGCTGTTCCCGCACTACGAAGCTATGATGTTGCCGTACTGGCAGATCTGCTTTACTGTGCTGCGTGGGACAATAAGGAACGGCCATCGCAAAGCGATATTGACGCTTACCTTGATGATAAGAAAACGAACATTGATAAGTTGTTCGATGACGTCACTAAGGAGCTGAAATCAAGCAATGCTGCGCGGACCGCGACAAAAAATCTGAAAGCCTAGATAGTCAAGAGAACGACCAGACAAGCGAAGAAACATATCGCATGATTCTGGTCAACTGCCTGGCATATCTAGGCTTTAACGATTTAAAACAGGCAGAGCGTATCACGTTAGCTGAGTATCAACTACGGCTTGAAGCGTACGAACTGCGAGCGATTCGTAAACGTGAAGACCAGGCTTATCAGGCGTGGTACAACTATGCCGTTCAGGCAACCACTGGTGGTAAAAATCCAAAATGGAAGTATGCGTCTGTCCAAAGATTTCTCAAAGATGTTGGCATTACCAAGTCATTGTCGGCGATTAACGCCCAGTATGGACGTTCTAACGACAATGGCAAGGAAAACACCACGAAACTGTTCCAAAAGCGCTACAAGGAATTCCAAGAGCTTAAAAAGCGCGGTCTGATTGATATGCAAGCATGGAAAGGTGGCGGTTAGAATGGCGCAAGAAATGAGCATCGAGGCGATTCTTTCCGCTGTCGATCAAAATTTCACCAAAACAATGGAATCGGCTGTTGATAGCCTTAGCAAAGTTGTTAGTCAAAGTAACCAAACGACAAGTGCTACAACATCGGCAACCGGTTCTGTTAAAAATCTTGCAACTTCGTTAGGGCTTGTTGCGGTTGCAAGCAAAGCATTTAGCGTTGTTAAAGATTCAATCGGTGGGGCAATTGACCGTTTCGATACCCTTAACAAGTATCCAGTCGTCATGGACGCGTTGGGGTATTCAGCACGAGATGTTGCAAGGTCTAGTAAGTTAATGCAAAAAGGCATTGATGGATTGCCAACGTCATTGCAAGATATCACTTCCGTTGCACAACAGTTAGCACCATTGACGGGTAGCGCGACAAAGGCTAGTAAGTCAGCGTTAGCCCTTAACAACGCCTTTTTGGCGAGTGGGGCAAGCGTTGCTGATACCAGTCGGGGTCTGCAACAGTACACGCAAATGTTGTCAACCGGTAAAGTCGACATGATGAGTTACCGGACGTTAATGGAAACTATGCCTATCGCGCTGCGCAAGGTTGCAAATGCGTTTGGTTTCACTGGTAAATCTGCTGAACAGGACCTTTTTAACGCGTTGCAAAGCGGGAAAATTTCAGTTGACCAGTTGAACGATAAATTTATCGAACTTAACAAGAGTCAGAATGGTTTTGCACAACTTGCGAAGAAAAACAGTGCCGGGATTGCAACCAGTTTTGCAAACTTGAAAGCTAGTGTCGTAAAGAACCTTGGAAACATGCTAACGGCCATTAACAATGGTTTTAGCAAAGCCGGTTTCGGTTCTATCGCGCAAGTGCTTGATAACATGAAAGTTGGTATTAACGGAGCTTTTACCGCTATAATGCCGATTGTTACGCAAGCGACCACCGTTATTTTGACCTCGTTAAAATCAATATTTGATTTTGTCAACGATAACAAAGATTGGCTTGCACCACTAACTCTTGGAATTGGTGCATTTGTTGGACAAATGATTTTATTGAAGAAGACTGTATCGTTTGTTAACAGTGCAAAGACTGCCATTGCAGAATTCCAAGCGATTATGAAGACCATGTCGTTTGATAATGTCTTTAAATCTTTTGGCGGGTTAAAGATGGTTGCGATTGCAGCTATTATTGCAATAGTTGCTGCATTAGTCTACTTCTTTACTCAAACTGAGAGGGGACGTCAAATATGGCAATCTTTTGTCTCATGGCTTGCAAATGCATGGCAAGCATTATCAGCAATCGCTACATCTGTTTGGGGAAAAATTAGCGATGCTGTTAGCGCTGCTTGTAACACGGTAAAAAACGTATTGGGTGGTGTTAGCCAAACTATTCAAGGTTTTATAACCAAAATGGGCGGCATTGGCGGTATTGCTTCCATGATTGTTAGCACTTTAACCAAAATAGGATTAGCTGCATTAGGGATTTCTGGCCCTTGGGGGCTTGCTGCGGGGGCTGTCATTAGTTTTGTAACAGCTTGGCTGCAAACTGGACAACTAAATGCCGATGGTATTACTCAAGTTTTCGATCAGTTAAGCAACACTATCACAAATGTAACTAACGCTATTGTTGCAAATATTCCGCTGATTGTTGGAATGATAACTAATGTCATTGTAGGTATCGCCAACAGCATTTCTGAGAATCTTCCACAAATCATTGCGATTGGTACAAAAATCATTACGTCATTAACAACGGCGATTGTGGCAGCATTGCCATTGTTAATAGTAGCGGGCGTCCAGATTTTGATAGCGCTCATTAACGCCATAGTTGCAAGTTTGCCGCAGCTTATCAATGCCGGTGTGCAGATTATCTTGGCGCTTGTCAATGCCATTGTTACGGTATTGCCAATGCTGATTACAGCCGGCGTGCAAATCATCATGGCACTTGCTAACGCCATTATTAGCAATTTGCCACAGATCATTGAAGCTGGGGTAGAGATTCTTACAGCGTTAATTAATGGTATTGCACAAGTGCTGCCATTGCTTGTGGTTAGTGCGTTACGAATTATCGTTGTATTAGCAGAAGCTATCATTAGCAACTTACCGCAGATTATAGCAGCAGGGGTACAAATTATAGCTGCTTTGATAAAAGGTATTCTGCAAATGATTGGCAGCTTAGGCAGCGCAATGGCACAGGTTGGACGCGAGATCATTAATTCGGTTGCTCATATTGATTTATCGGCTAACGGTAAGGCAATCATGAACAGTTTGCTTGGCGGTCTTAAATCGGCTTGGGAAAGTGTCAAGTCGTTTGTCGGTGGCATTGGCAAGTGGATTAAAGCCCACAAAGGGCCTATCAGCGTTGACCGACGTTTGCTGATTCCCGCCGGGCACGCAATCATGAACGGTCTGGGCAACGGGTTAGTCGATGGCTTTAGTGATGTTCAGAAGTCTGTTTTGGCGATGAACAAGCAAATCGCCGACGCAATGCAACCTGATGTTTCTGGTTTTGCTAACCGATTGAACGGCATGGCGAGCGATGTACAATCACGATTCGCCGGTTCGTTGACCATGCAAGACAGCACTTTGCAAATGCAAAACAACGCTTTACTGCGTCAAATTGCAGGAAAAGATACAACGATGATTCTTGATTCGGGCGTGCTAGTCGGTGCAACGGCTGGCAGTTATGATCAACGATTAGGACAGCGAACGGCATTAAAGGATAGGTGGAGTTAATGGAATTTATATTCAGAGATTTACCGCCAACCGAAGTTGACGTTGACACGTTGCCAAACGTTGAAGGCTTTGCTTTCGCTGATTTTGACAGCATTAAATCCGGTTGGTGGTTGACTGAACGAACGGCACCGACACCGGAAGAGCAAGAAATCACCGAGAGCGTGCCGTATCGTCAAGGTAGCTATGATTTTTCAATGATTGATAACGAACGGTTCTTCAACAATCGAGAAATCACCTATAAACTGCTGTATGTCGGCGAAGAGTATCACAACCGCAAAGGCTTTGAGCAAGAGCTGAAACGGCAACTAATGCCCCACAACTGGGGCAAGTTAGTTGATACTCACGAGCCGGTGTACTACTGGTGGGCCAAGTGTAAGAGTGTTGAAGTTGACGATAGCAGCGACAACGAAACGCTTGAAGCGTCAATCGTGTTCACCGCTTATCCCTATGCTTACACGAACCACAACGAAGGCGCTGATTACTGGGACGATGTTTTCTTTCCACACTGGATATGGCAACAAGTGAAGTTCAGCGTCAACGGCAGTCAGGACGTCAATGTTAAAAACATTGGCTCACGGCCGGTTTTATCGTCTTTCGTGGTAACCGGTAACGTCAAAGCAAAAGGAAGTTTCGGCGAAGTATCGCTTAATGACGGCAACTACAAGCAAACGCAAGTAGTGCTTGATATAGGCGACAACAAAATTAATTTGTCTGGCAACGGCACAATAGAGTTCGTCTTTAAACGTGAGGAGATGGTTTAATGTATCGAATTATCGGGTATAACGAACCAACTGATAAGAACGGCTTTATCGTGCTTGATCAGCGAGTAAATCGCACGGTCAGCGAAGGCAAGTTAACGATCAAAGAAACTGATATTGATGATCTGGAGTTAACCGTAAACCGTGATAACTTGCTGTTTGACAACGTTAAGCCAATGCACACACATGTTGAAGTCTATGATGACGATAAACTGCTGTTTCGTGGCCGGGCAATCAAGCCGAAAAAAGAAATGCAGTCAAGCGGGCGTTTCATCAGAACGTATACGTTCGAAGACATTGAAGCGTATCTGTTAGATAGCGTTCAGCGTTTCTATGAAGCGGTTGGGTTAACACCGAAAGAGTTTCTGCAATCACTGATTGATGTTCACAACAGCCAAGTGCCACAGTATAAGCAGTTCAAGCTGCGTAACTGCAACGTTACCAATAGCAAAGATGACGCCTATCGGCAAATTGACTATCCAAAAACACGGGACGCAATCAAAGACAAGCTGATTAACGAGCTGGGCGGGTATCTGGTAACTGAGTACAAGCCGGACGGCCCGAACATGCTTGACTATGTAACTGATATTGGCAACGCTCACAAGAGCGATACGCCTATCCAGTTAGCAGTTAACATGAAATCGGCTAGCCTTACGATTGACCCTACAAAGGTCATAACTAGACTCGTTCCATTGGGCAAACAGTTAGAACCCCAGAAAGTCGAGGTTGACGGCGAAAACTCAACAATAACGACTGGTGGCGGTGCAACAACTGCTATTAATGGCGATTGGACAGAAGCCATTAAGCATGCTGCGAAGATGATGAACGTCAACCTTGACCAGAACGGGTTGAACGCTGTTCTAAGGCGTATCAATCAGGAATCTGGGGGTAGCGAAACCGTCACGAACAACTGGGACAGCAACGCGCAGGCGGGCCACCCGTCAACGGGGCTGTTACAGTATATCCAACAGACGTTCGATTCCTGGAAGGTGCAAGGCTACGAAGACATTCATAAAGGATTCCATCAGCTTTTAGCAATGTTCAACGATTCTAACTGGCTTGCCGATATTTCGGTTGCAGGTGGTTGGAGCCCAACTGGTACCCGTCGAGTTAACGGGCCAGTTAGTGATACCACGACAACGACGACAACAAATGGTTGGGGCTGGCCGTTTCCTAGCGTTGGCGAAGGCAGTTTTAGCCAAGCCCAAAAATTCGGCTATGATGGTGGCTTTAGACCTAATTCATTTCATGATGGATTAGATTTTGGTTCCGTAGATCACCCGGGTAGTGAAGTGCATGCTATTCACGGTGGCACGGTAGTTTTCAAAGGCTACATGGGCGGACTTGGCAACTACGTTGTAACGCATAGTACGGACGGTTTTAATATCGTCTATCAAGAGGCGTTCAGTAGTGCCGGTCAGATTCGCGTTAACATCGGTGATAAAGTCAAAACCGGCGATGTTATCGGTTGGAGAAACACTGACCATTTGCACGTTGGTGTTACTAAGGCCGATTTTTATGAAGCCGTCAAAAAGTCGTTCACTAACGATGGCACTTGGTTAGACCCGCAAGCGTTAATCAAAAACGGTGGCGATGGCTCACAATCTGAAGACGAGAGTAAGAAAGAAGAGGTCAGCAACTCAAATGCTGCTAGGCCAAAGCTAACGATTACTAGCGTCAACGAAGGGCGCGATTACATTGATATACCAGACTTGCAAAAAGAATTCGGCATTATCAACGGAACGATTGAGTTTAACGAAGTAACCGACGCTAACGATTTAATGAACCAAGCAAAAGCATGGATTGACGCACAGCGAGTGCCAGAGAGCTGGGAAGTCAGCGCGGTTGAGTTAAACTTGCCTAACTTTGATCATTTCAAAGTTGCTGATCGGTATATGTTTATCAATCCGTATGTAGCACAAACACAACTGCTGCGAGTGGTGCAAAAAGAAGTGGATCTCTTGCAACCGCACAAGTCAACGCTGACTATCGGCGATAAGTCGTTAGGGCTGACCGATTATCAACTAGAAACGAGCCGTCAAGCGCAAGACTTTGAGCGGGTTAAGGTTATCGTTAGCCGTGTAGCTGAGGTTCAAGCGAGCGGTCAATCTAACACGTCAAGCACAACTACGATTATTCAGAACGTGACAAGTAGTGAAGACGTAACGCAGCTTAAGTTTGACATGCGTCAACTGCAAACGATCATTAACGATAAGATACCGGCGGGCTATGTATCACAGGCGGACTTTAACGTACTAAAAGCTGAAGTTGATAAGTTGAAGGGAGCTAACTAATGGCAACTACCGATGATATGAAAAGCATTGCGGAAACGATACGCAAAGCCCAGTATGGGAAAGATGTTCGGGAAGCTATTGTGAAAGGCTTTGAACTGTTAGCTGCAAAGCAGGACAAAGTAGATGGTTTCTTGGATTCTTATGGGCTTGATGAAGACACTTTGAATGAACGATGAAAGAAGGTGAATGAATGGCATTACGAGAAAAGGCACGGCTAACGCTTGATCTAACGCGCTATCAAGACCAGATCTTAGACATTAGCGGATATTTCAAAGGCCGTGTAGGCGATACTGACGACTATTTGCCGGTGTATATTACTAGCAACAGTCTTCCCGTTGATATGCGGGGCTGGAAATACGAATATGGCGGTGTCGACAGTCAAGGATACGTTCACAAGCATATCTACCATGTTGAAGCTAATGATCGCAACGACCAAATCGCATTGGGACGGGTAACGTTACACTTTGACGAGCGCACATTTAACGTGCCTGGACACTGGCAACAGTTTTTTGTTCGGTTCATCGGGCGAGATGGTCAAACGGTATCAACCGTTGACATGGATTTTGATGTTATCGATGACCAGTTTTTTGCACACGTTGGGAATGCCGGCCGAGATTATATCGGAGAGTTTGAACGAATCCTTGAGCAAGTAACCGACAAAGGCAACGCGATTAAGGACAAGCTTAATGAAGCGGGCGAAACGTACAGCAAGGAATTTAACGACTGGTTGACCAAGTACAAGCAATCGTTGAACGACGCAATGGCAGAAGTGAACGACCCTAAGAATGGGTTGTACGTTCGCTATAATCAACTGCTGGAGATGACGCAACAAATCCAAGAAACGCTGAAACAAGCTCAGTTCCACGATCGAGCATGGCAATTCAGCGATGTCCCGACCATGCAAAGCTATGCTGCGTTAGCTGCGAACGACCTTGCAATCACGAAAGGTTGGGATAACTACGATGACGGGCATGGCGCTGTTTGGCAAATTCGCGTTAAGCATAAGGACGAAACCCCAGACGGTACCAACGTCATTGCACTGTCTAATGGCATGGTTGCCGAGCGTAACGCAAGCATGGTAACAGCCGACAGTCTGGAAGATTTGCTTTACGGTTACGAAATCACAATCGTACACAATCAAGCCGATTATCCAGAGCCGAAAGTCATGTATTACGAATATGCAATCGGCACTGAACCTAACGGGCTAGGGAGTGGTCCAAGTGGGTTTGGTCAGACTAACACAAAGCTAGTCCCTTGCATGGCTACGTATCCAGACGCTAACACGATTAAGGTTCGGTTGCCGAGAAACTTTTATCTTGATGACGCGCCGAACTTTGAATCAAGCGCCGGTGCATGGTATGTTCGCGATGGCTACAAGACAATCAAGGTCAGTCTGGGCAACGTTAACGCACAACTAGCATTGACTGGAGAAGGCAAAGGCAAGAGCGCCCTTGCAGGCGGTTCAGGCTATTTCAGCAAGCCGACAAGCCCTAGTGATCTGCGGGCTATCTATATTGATGAGCACACGCAACGGCTAGAATGGCGCAACTAAACTAAGGGGATACAGTTAAGTTGAAGTATTACATCTATCAAGGTGTAGGCGAGAGCGGGGAACTTACTAAGATTGCGGAAGTTACCGACCAGAAAACCTACACGGTTACGGGTCTGCAAGCAAAAACGACCTATCGTTTTGCCGTAAGTAGCTACAACGGACTGCGTGAAAGCGCCAAGTCGAACATTGTAACGGTAACTACGAGCGAAATTCCAGTACAATCCATTACGATTGCGATTGATAAGACGGCACTTGAAGTCGGTGGCACGGCTAAGGCCAGCGTAACGGTAACGCCTGCTAACGAAACGGACGGGCACTACACGCTGACCAGTACCACGCCAACGGTTGCAACGGTTGATCAGTCTGGCAATATCAAGGCGATTGCGCCTGGTACGACCACGATTAAGGCAACCATTGGTACTAAGACGTCAAACGTGGTAACGATCACAGTCTATGAAGCACTGGTCAACGTATCTAACCTTACGGCAAGCGAAGTAACGACTAACTCTGTCAAGTTGAGTTGGACTTAAGCGGGTGATCTTATGCAGTTTCGAATTGAAGATAGCAGCGCTAAGAACGGCGCTACTACTTTGATTGCAACCACGAGTGCCAATTCGTACACGGTAACTGGCCTTAAACCACGAACCAACTATTGGTTTCATGTCTATGCTTGGAATGGCATTCGAGATGGAGCGGGCTCATGGCTGGCCGTCAACACGCATGGCATTCGTATTCGTGTTCCTACGGTTTTAACAGTAGGAACAACCTACACTGTAACCTATCTGGAATATCCGTTAGGTAGCGTTCCAATTGGGACTGAGCCTAGCGGTTTTTTCGGTGGTGGGAATCGTCAAACGTTGTCAGTTGAAGTGGTTAGTGTCGCTAACGGCATTAGCACACTCGAGATTCTTTCATCGTTTGACAAATTCTCTGACAACCAACTAATGCAAAAATTAGATGATGGTAGCTTTGGCGTATTCGATGGCGTCAAGGCTATTTATTTTAAAAATTAAGAGGTGAAAAAATGGACCTTACTAAGATTTTTAGCGGAATGGATAAAGGGCCAGAAGCTATCCAAGCCAACTTTGAAAAGTTGAACGCTGCTAGTGGTAGTGGTACTGAGTGGAGCAAAGCTGGGCTGATCAGCCTTAATGGCTTCGGTGGAAATAATTTGTGTTGGCGCAAATATAAAGCGGGCGGATTGACAATTCTAGAATTTTCTGGTTGGTGTACTACGCCAACTGTTAAACAAGGACAGCACGTTGATATTGTTAAGATGTCAGACGATATCAAGAACTTGTTCGGTTCGTATTTCGCACAAACCGGATATATCGATGGCAGCCCCGCTAGTGGTTTGAGTTTCGATCAAGGGAACGGGAAAATTTCGATGACAAATGGTTATAACTTCGATCTATCCCCATTTAGCGCTATGATTTCGTTGCTGATTGTTGGCTAGGAGGTGTTTTAATGAGTAAAGTAGTTTATCTTTACAATGCAAAAAATCGCATGCATGAGTTTTTAGGAGCTGAAAACGTTGGTGATAATGCTGTGTTGACAGATGGTCAAACATTGGTAGCACCACAATCCGACAATTCTTATTGGGACGGCCAAAACTGGGTCAGCAATTCAGATTTGATTACCATCTATCATTATGATAGCAATGGTAATTTGGACAACTTGGAAATCGCTACAAAAAACGCAACTCTAAGTGCTAACGAAACCACAGTCAAGCCATCTGACGAAAACGGTCTTGGCATGTATCGCCCAAAGTTTGATGTCGCCAAAAACAAGTGGGTTGAAACGCTTAGCAAAGAAAAAATCGAAGAGCTGAATAAAACCACCAGCAAAGAGCCGAACAACTATGATCAAACAATCAGCGCACTTACTACTCAGCTGTTGCAAACTCAAATGACGGTCAAGCAACAAGGCACGCAGGTTGCTAGCCTAACCGGCGCACTTTTGGCAAACGCAAAGAAAAATAACTAAAAGCGAGGTAAAAATTATGTATTCTATTTTCAAAATGTATTACCCAATGGGCTTGTTCACGGTACAACAATGCAAGGACGCGGTTTTTGTCGGTTGGCTGACCGCTGAACAATTTAAGGAAATCACCGGACAAGATTACGTGGCTGCGTAATCTTTTTTATTTTGTCGCCTATGAAATAAACAGTATTGCATAGCAAGGCGGCAGTTAGGAGTTAGGAATTGGACATCATTAAATATCTTGCCGATGGTGGTCCAGACGTGCCATACCATATGCAATATATTGAACACTTGCATATGCTTGTCGATAACAAAATCGTGTGGCTGTTCGTCTGGATTGTCGTTGCTGACATTATCACGGGATTTTTGAAGTCTTTAGTTACCAAGAAAACAAGCAGTCGTAAAGGCACTGATGGCTTGATTCGGCACGGGGCATTGTTGCTGATCATTATCACGCTGTACCCTATGTTAGACATCAACGGCTTTCGGAGTGCTGGCGACACGCTGATTATCTTTTATGTGCTTTTCTATGCTGTTTCGATCATTGAAAATCTGGGGCAAATGGGCGTACCCGTTCCCGATTTCGTCAAGCAGTATATCTACAAGTTAAGCGATGAGTATGTTCACGAAGACAAGAACGAGGAGGTCAAAAATGGCACGCGAAATCATGATTGATTTGGCTAGTTATCAAGCCAATCTGACCGCTAACGATTACCGCGCAATCGGCGCTACTAAAGCAATCGTTAAGGTTACAGAAAGCACTAACTACGTCAGCCCTTATATCCAAAGCGAAGTAAATAACGCTGCTGCGGGCGGTGTTAACGGCTTTGCGTTCTACCATTTCGGACAGTTCACCAATGATTCTGGAGCAAAGGCGGAAGCCGAGTTCTTCATCGCCAACGCTAAGGCAAAGGCTAACGTAAAGCCTGGCACGTTGTTAGTCCTTGACGCTGAAATTAATAACATGCCAACGTCAAGCGTTATCGTGTTCCTTGACACGCTGCGCAACGCCGGCTATCATACCGGTTTTTATACCTACAAATATTTGCTGCCTAAGTTTGATCTGGAAGCAATCCACCCACACTGCGATTTCTTTTGGCTTGCTGCATACGTATTGGCAAACGGTAAAGCAGACGGCAAAGAGCCTAACTTTAACTATTTCCCAAGTGCCAACTATGTTGACGCATGGCAGTACACTGATAACCTGTTAGGCTACAAGGTTGACGGGTCTATCACACTGACTGACAACGCTTTGGCGCTGTTTAACCCAACCGAAGTTAAGCAACCGGAACAGCCTGCACAACCGGCTGAGAAGCCCGCTGAAACGGTCTGGAAGGACGCACTGGGCGATGAGTGGCACGCCGAAAATGGTACGTTCACGAGTACAACGGCACTGCATTTGCGGTGGGGCGCTAAAGTAACCGCAACGTCAATCGCGGTATTGCCTTCTGGTAGCGTGATTAAGTATGACGCATGGAGCCGTCATAACGGGTTCGTTTGGCTGCGTCAACCACGTGGCAACGGTCAATACGGCTATCTGGTATGCCGAAACGCTAACACTGGTGAGCCTTACGGCACTTTCAAATAACGATTAGACCTAGCTTAACGGCTAGGTCTTTTTTTAGTACCAAAAGGGAGCATATATAATGGAACAACTATTTTTTATCCACGAGTAATCAAAGTCGATGACACAGACCGCACTATTAACGTCATAGCGCTTGTTAATGATGAACGGCTGAATTTACCGATGGTATGATTTACACGCTGAAATTGGGCAATCAGAGCGGTTATATCAAGGATATAGCATTAACACTAAGCACTTTCTTTCCCGCTGGAAAAAATCGATTGTGAATCATTAGCCGGCCAGATTTCAGACCTATCATTAATAGATGTAACCGAATAATAAAAGACAGTCCTGGCATGATAGCTAGGGCTTTTTTATTTTTTGAATTTATTGTTAAGAAGAACTTGTTGAGCAAATTTATGACATGTATTTTGATTAAGCAAAATAAAAAATAAAAAGCGGTCGTCAAATGACGGCCGTTTCTTGTGCAACGAAAAGTGCAACGGTTAGAAAATTTATATATCATTATATATCATTAGATGACGGCAATATGCGTTTTCGAGCACTATAAAAAACTATATATCACTATATTAGCCTTTTGTCTTAATTATAACGCTATTCAGCAACCGCTTCCAGATGTCGGCTTGAGGCAATCTGCCAAGTTGGTTTCATTCAGGTCAAAATTAATAAATATCGGAATAATTGACGAAAATATAAAATTAGTATTGACATTAAACGTTTTTATCGGTAATATATATAACTGTTGATACGTTATCAACGAATTTGAATAAACATTTGCGGAAGTAGTTCAGTGGTAGAACATCACCTTGCCATGGTGGGGGTCGCGGGTTCGAATCCCGTCTTCCGCTTGATTCCATTATTTCATGCACCCATAGCGCAATTGGATAGAGTGTCTGACTACGAATCAGAAGGTTGAAGGTTCGACTCCTTCTGGGTGCATTAATCGGGAATTAGCTCAGCTTGGTAGAGCGCTTCGTTCGGGACGAAGAGGTCGCAAGTTCAAATCTTGTATTCCCGATTCATTAATAAACATTATGCGGAAGTAGTTCAGTGGTAGAACATCACCTTGCCATGGTGGGGGTCGCGGGTTCGAATCCCGTCTTCCGCTTT